GAATGACTCGCAGCAATACTGCGATGAAGGTATTGAGGTGAAGGCGTCGCGCTACCTCAAGTCCTGGCAGGGCCACAACGCGGAGGACTGCTGGCTTATGGTGATCATGTTTGACGCCAATCGTGCGGTTGATGAAGCGAAAGGTGTACCGCCTATGCCCTTCCGCTTTCTCCGCGTGGTGGGTGCGCAATTGACGCAGGATGACTGGAAGTTCGCGGGCCGGTCGGAGACAAGCCGCCGGACCATCACGGCAAGCGTGACCAGTTCCGGCTATGAAAAGATGATGGCGAATTGGATATACAACGCGCCGGACATGCCGCTTTAATCAGATGAGGTGGAGCTGTGATTCCAGCTCCGCTTCCTTATGGGCGAAGGATCGAACGTCTGCGCGGGCGAGCTGCGGCACCGCTTCGGCGGCCATGTCGTAATAGTCTTGATACCGTTCGACGCCCACGCAATGAAGCCCTAGCGCCTCCGCTGCGGCAACGGTGGAGCCGGAGCCCATGAACGGGTCAGCAATCACGCCCTCGCCCAAAGGGAGGGCCGCGCGGACGATCTGGCGCATGAGGGATTGCGGCTTGATGCTCGGGTGGTTCGCAATCTCCCGCTCACGCTTCGGCGTCCGCTCGCTGACAACAACATCCGCAAAGGGGTTTCCGTCAGCGAGACGGCGCAGTCCGCCGGTCTGGTAGGTGCGTAGGCACTCGGCAACGGTCATCTTCGCCGGGATAGGCTTGCGGAAGATACCCCACGGCTCATAGCAGCCTCGCGGCATTGAGCACACGTCCGGGAACTCATCCTCAGCATTCTTCGGGCGGTCGCCTCCGCGTAGGGTGCGCACTAGCCGGATGAACTCGCCGCGAAACTCTAGGCCGCTGCGCACAAGCGCACCGAACACCAGTTGCGACAGAAAGGAGTTACTGGCGAGGAACACATGACCGCCGGGCCGAAGGGCGTGCATCACCTGCTTGCCCCACTCGAAGAAGAAACGATCAATGGCTTCGCGTTCTTTCTTGTCCAGCGCCGTAAATCGAGGGAGGGGGGAGCGGACATGCCCATCAAAGGACGGCGGGATACGCCAGATGCCGCCGTTGCCGTTGTTCTTCTTCTCCAGTTGATCGAAGTCGTATTCTTTCACGCCATAGGGTGGGTCGGTGACGATGGCGTGGAGGCTGTCTGCTGGAATGCTGCCCATCCACTCCAAGCAGTCGGCGTGAATCGCTCGCGTCGTGCGGAATGCGAGCGATTCATAATCTAGGGCAAATTCTTTCAACACTATGCTATATTTCCCGGTTCTCTGCGGCTTGTATTTACAAACAAGATTCTACCCGTCCGGGCACGGTCGGGATAGGGCCTTTCTCCGCTCACGGCGTCAAGCCCAAGATGGCGACCTTCTCTGAGCAGGGGGTGCAGCGGCGGTTCTGCGGTCCGGCGGACACGAAGCGAATCCCGCACATCAAGCAGGTCCTGACCGCCACGCTCTTGTTGTGCTCCCCGAAAAACTTGGCGTTCTCCCCGCTACGCGGCGCGGGGAGTATCTTGGTGGGCTTGTTCTTCAAGGCGGGGCCTCACTTGTCGAGCCAGTCCCGAAAGCCGACCGCGATCAGCCCCGCAACGCCCGACAGGAAGATGCCCAGCAGCGCGAGCGTTCCCTTGCTGCGCAGCTCCTCGCCGGACCTCCGCCATTGGCGGAGGTGCTGGAAGTCCCGCTGCATTTCCAGCGGGTGCGCCGGATCGGCTCCCATCTGCGTGAGCGTTTCGCGGACCGTTTCCGCGATCAGTTCCCGCAGCTCATCGCGGGTCATGTCAGCGAGGCTCATGCTTAAGCCTCCTCATCATCGCCCGCCGCTTCGGCAATCGCCTGACCGGCAATCGCAAGCGACAGGTTGGTGATCGGGTCTGCCTTTCCACGGACAAACTCGCGGTCAGCGGCGACGGCAGACTTGTAAGCGAGTTGGACGCCTTCGAGCTTGCCGTTGAGCCGCTTCCACACATCGCCCACGACACGCTCCGCGAAGGCTTGGACCATGAACGGGCGGCGATCCTTCGGGCGGCGGTCGATCACGGTCACGATGGCCGCGCCCAATACAAGATCGCCGGTCATGATCGCCGTGCGGGCGGCGTTTTCGAGTTCCACCGGCCCCGCGCCTTCAAGCTGAATCTGATATTGCGTGCGCTTCGGATCGCCCAGCGCGACGCGGCCCAGCATCGAGGCGGGCGAGGTATAAACGGCGGCGATGGCGGCGGCTTCGTCCGCGTAGGCTTTCAAGCCCTTGAGCATCGCGGCGCGGTCGGCTTCGGAGGAGGCAATCAGTTGGCGGTGAAGGTTCGCGGCCTTGTTGGCGGCGGACTTCTTGGCGAGTGCGCGAGCGGTGGCGCGGTCCTCGCTGGAGGCGGTGCGGATCAGTTCGTCAGCTTCGCTGGAATAGCGGTCCCGGGCTTCGGCCACGGCGGCTTGCAGCTTTTCGAGCTTGCGGGTGAAGGCGGTCGCGGTTTCGGTGGCGCGGTCGCTGAGATATTGCGCGCGTTCCTCATTCAGCGTCACGCCGGAGGGAACGGTGTTGAAGTCGATGGTTGCCATGTCGGGCTCCTCTGAAAAGTCATCACGACTCGGGAGGGCTCAAGACACGTCACCGGCGGGGCCACTCCCAACCTATGAGCGCCGGACGCTGAATGCCCGGCACTTTCGGGGATTCTCGTGGACGATTGGAGTGAAAGTCTACAAAAATAGTTTGTATATCAATGGCTTGGGTTTACTTTTTTGGCTTCGACAGGGCGGCAAGTAATGGCCCGATCAAGCGGGCGCGACGGATCGCGGCGGCAATCCATGCGGTCATAGCGCGACGGCTCCGGCTTTCCGGATTGCGTCGGCGCGGGTGCAACCCGGACCGGCTGCGCGAGACGTGGCGAGGACGTGCCGACCTGCGCACGGCGGAGCGTATCCTGGGCGTTATACAGGGGCCGGTCCTCCGCGTGCGCTACGGTGGCGAGAATTGGCAGGATGATGGCGATGATCGCAAAGATTCGCATAGCGATCGCTCCTCAAACGTAAATTATGCGGTTTCCGGTGTCGGGTAGTTGCGGCGGTGGGCCGTCGAAGCTGCCCATGACAACGAAGCCCGAAGCGGAACCGACAAGCCCATAGCTGGTAGCGTCCAGCCAGTGGTCCACGGCTTTCGTGTCCACGTCCTCCGGGTTGCGAGGGTCGCGCGGCAAGCTGGGCACGGTGCGAAGCCAGCCCAAGCAGCGGCTCGCAACGTAGAACTCCCGCGCAATCATCATCTGCTTCAACGCCTCGAAGCGCGGGACACGCGGCCCCTTGCGAGCGGGCGAGACGCGAACCCCGGCGGCGCGGAACAAGTCGCTGATGCTGTCCTCATGACGCCCGGCGGTCTTGGCTTCGGCGGCGGCGTCGATGACGCCCCGTGCCCGGACACCGGAGCGGGCGCACATAGCATGAAGCGCGGGCGCAATCTGCGACGGCGAGCGGCCCGTGCCACGGGCGATGTTGCGCGGGTCGAACTCTGCGTGTTCGTCATACACGACAACGCTTCCCTTCGGCATCACCCGATCATCCGGGAGTCGCACGTCATAGGCGAGCGTGCCCATGAGCAAGGCGACGCACGGCGCGGCGCTGCCCCAGTCGATGGCGAGCGACAACTTGGTGAACAGGTGCGGCGGGAGGTCGTGGTGGTCGATCACCATTTCATCCGCCCGCCACGATCCAGCGAAGAAGTCCCCGGTGATCGCTGACCAGTCGCCGTGCCGGTGCGCCTTGTACAGCGCCGGGTCGGTGGTGCGCAGAACCTCGAAGTTGCGCTGGTACGCCTCCGGCAAGTGCGGGTTGGAATCGACCGTGGAAGGCGCATAGGCCCAGCTCTGCCCGGCGAACTCGAATATGGCCCAAGGGTCGCGCGCGGTGACGTACCGCTCCGACAGGGCGGAATGGTTCGCCCCGCCAGGGTTCCCGGCAAGGATCATGCGGAGCGGGACGCCCGGAGCGCGCAGCGACAGCCCGAGCTGGTCGATCACTTCCAGCGGCGGGCCTTCGCCCGCTTCGTCCACGACCACAAGGCTGTAGGTGTGGCCTTGGACAGTATCTTGTAGGGCGCTGATGGACTCGCAATGCGTCATGAAGATTGCCGCGCCGTTCGGGAGCCGGAACACGTTGTCATTCATGTTGTAGGCAACGCCCGGCCCAAAGGCGGAGCGTAGCAAGCCCCGGAGTTCTTCGGCGAACTGGAGCAGCGACTTCAACCGGCGGCGCGTCACCAGCACGCGAGCACGCGGGCCGTATTGCTGGACGTGGCGAAGGATCAGGAGCATCAGGGCGAAGGACTTTCCACCCCCGCGGCCACCGCCAAGGAACAAGAACACGTCCTCCGGCACCGCCAGCACGCGGGCCTGAAACGGTGTCGGGCGGATCACGTTGTCAATCTTGGACATGGATCACCCTCGCGTACTCCTCCGGCGATAGGGCCGCGTTGATTTGAATGAGGACGCGGGGCGCTTCACCGGGGCCATCCTCGCGTCCGATCTTGTAGAGCTTGTCGCCCAGCCATTCGGCGGCGCGCGTATCGCCTTCCTTCATCCGGGCGCGCATGACCGCGATGACCTCGCCCGCGCCTTCGGCCCGGCCTTCCTCCATTGCCAGCGCCAGCGGCGAAAGCTCGCCTTCCGCGTCATCCTTCTTGAGCGCGTTCCATTGGGATGGAGACAGCCCAAGGGTCCGGCGGATAGCGTGCTCACGGCACCCTTCGGCGGCGAGGCCGCGCACGATGTCCAGTGAAGCAGCGGGCAGGCCATTGGTGGCGAGGTCGCGGACAACGCCCTTGGTCAGTTGCGTGTTGCGGCTCATGCGTCCACCTCCCCGGCGGCGATGGCTTCGGCGGCTTCCAGTTCCTTCCTGATGCGGGTGATGGTGGACGCCCCGGCGTGCGTGATCGTGCGGATGCGATGAGGCTTTACCCCGGCCTTGAGCAAGGCGGCGATCTTGTCCTCAAGACTGCGGGCAATGCGCGGTGCGCCGATCCTCACGCCCTTGGCCCGGGCCTTGCGGTGGCCGCGCCGGAGGGCTTCGACACGGCAGGCCTTGTCGAAGGCGACCACGGCGGCGATAGCGTCGATCAAGGCATGACCGGCGGGAGTCCGGGTGTCCAGTTCCATGTCGTGCGCGTACAGGCCAGCGCCTGCCACGGAGAACTCGCAGAGCAGCTTTTGAAGGTCGCCCACACTACGGGCCAGCCGGTCGAGCGAAACAGCAGCGATGCCATCCGCTGCGCCCCGGAGCGTGTCGTATATCGCGCGGTCCCGATACGGGCGCGGATCGCGGGCGGCGCGGGTGTCGATGTTCTCGTCAGCGTACTCCGCCACCACCTCATGCCCAGCGGCGAGCGCCCAAGCCCGGAGCGGCGCGAACTGCTCCTCGGTGGTCGGGTCGGTGTCGAGTGCCCGGCGAGCGTACAGAATGAAGCGGGCCATGATTGAATTCCTATCCAAGTTGCTGTTATCAATAGGGATTCTACCGACCGGAAGTGAAAAGATAAAGGGTTTTAGGCGGGTGTATAGGCGGGTTTATACGCTCACCATGCCGAAGTTCCAGACGCTATGGGGGTCTGCGGGGAGGACTCCTCCGCCATGCTTGAGGCGATGCGATCTTGTATGTGGGGCGGTCGCTGGTGGCCCGTGACACCGGGCGGCGGTGCGGGGGTGAATCAGCCCAAGGGGCGGGAGCCGTTACGCGGTTACGGGTCGCTACGCGGCGGGACAGCTTCCACGTAACTGCCCCGGACCCCATACGCTTCTGGCTTTCCCGGCTTTCCGTTACGCGGTTACGGGGAAAGTAGGTAAAAGACTTCAGGAGGGGAGGAGAAACGGGATCGGCTCCCGCCCGACCCGTGGGCGTAGGGCGTCGCGCCGTATACGCGTAAGGGTCTAATAGGAATTGACGCGTATCGCGTAACCCGAGCGCAAAAAATACAGCCGGAAGCCCATCCGTTGATGGATTTCCGGCCGTTACGGGGAACCCGCCCATTTTCGCGTAACTCTGGCACCTCGCCCATCAGAAGGGGGCGAGGCCCGCCGGGTTTCCGTCCCCGGCCCAGACGTAGATGCGGCATAGTTCTCCGTCGATCCGCACGGGGCCTTCTGGCTTCCACTTCAGCGCCGTCATCGCCTCCTTCACCCTCCGGGGTACTCCGCCGTTGCGGTCCTTTTGCGGGATGCCCAGCCGGTTGTAGACCGCTTCCGTTTTGACGATCCATTGGCCCTTCCATTGCTGGATTTCGTCGCGCAGGCCTTCGAGGCACTCCATGTAGCCTTCATCGACCACACGGCGTTGCGCTTGCGCCTGTTTCGCGCCGGTGGCGGCTTCCCCTTCCAGGGTCAGCGCGTAGTCGCCGGAGCGGTAGCGGGCCAGCGCCTCCGCGATGAGCTGGTCACGTGCGGCGTGCAGGCCTTCGAGGTCTACACGGGACACGGCGACCGGCCAGAAGCGGCGGTTCTCGGTCGGGTCTTGTAGGAAGCGCTCCTCATTGGTGGTTCCCGCCAAGACAAAGCGCCGGGGGACGGTGACGGGGCTGCGTGCGTAGGCCGGGCGTCCGGTGTCGGCCTGCCGGGCAATGGTCGCCTTGAGGGCTGAAACGTCCTTCTTGCTCATGCCGTCCAGCTCTGCGCATTCGAGAATCCACACGCCGGAGGACACCTCCAAGACTTCGCGGGCGTCCCGCGCCCCAAGGAAGGCGGCATCAGAGAAGAACTCGTCACCCGCGAGGATGCGCAGCGCGGTCGATTTCCCCACGCCTTGGCCTCCCATCAGCACCAGCATGTAATCGAACTTCACCCCCGGAGCGAAGGCGCGAGCGATTGCCGCAGTCAGCCACACGGCCCCGGCGGCGCGAGTGTATGGGCTATCCTCCGCACCGCAGAAGTCGATCAGCCAGGAATCAAGGCGCGGTTTTCCATCCCATGCCGGGAGGGCATGGAGGTGGTCGATCAGCGAGTCAAAGCGGTTTTCCGTACACAGCGATAGCACCGCCTTGTTCGTGTTCATGTCGCCCGGATCGAAGCCGAAGCGGCGGATAATCTCGTCACGCAAGATGCGCTCCGCGTGGTCGGAAAACTCCCCGGCGAACTCCTGCAACTCATGGGAGCCCACGAGGTGGCGGGCGCGGAACTTGTCATAGCGGCATTCCACGCCCATCAGCAGCAGCGCCGTCCGGGCGTTCCAGTAGCTGGGCAGCGGGTCGCCTGCCTTGTTCACGCGGTCCCATGTTGGGAGCTGTGCGGCTTCGGCCACCTTCGCGCGGGCCTTCTGAATCTGGTCGGCGGCGTAGGCTTGCCAGCGGGGTTTTTCCCGCACGCTCTCCGCAATCTTGTTATTCGGGTCCGTGATCGCGGCGAAGATCACCGGATCGTCAGCCCCGGCCCGGACAAGGTCGCAGCAGACAGCAAACAACGCTTCGGAGCGGGAGGGGTACTTGGCCGGGTCCAGCGGGTCCTCGCCGGTGGCGATGCGCGCAAGGGTCGATTCCTTGAGCGTTTTGCCGTTGGCCTTCGCCCACGCTAGCAGCTCCTCCGTGCCCATCCCCATACCCTCGCCCAAGGGCACGGGCGCGGATGCCTTCCCGGTGGCAGGACGTGCGCCGGAGGTGATTGCTTCGGCCTTCGGAGGCGCGGCCTTGAACGCGGTCAGCGGATAGGTGGCATCCGTGCGGCTGTATACCTCCGCCTCGCGCGGCTCCCGGCCCTTGTCGCGCTTCTTCTTGTTCGGCCAGTTCATCGTACCGGGCAGGCGCATGATGCGGTCCACGTTGTGACAAGAGTCCGCACCGAAGGCGAGTTCAAGCGCCCGGTTGTAGCGTTCGGCTTCGTGGGCCTTGCCGGCGTCGCCGTCGATGTTCAGCGGTTCCGTCAGACGCCAGAAGGCCTGAAAGCCTCCGCCGGAGTCGATAACCAGCGATGGAGCCGGGACGCCATTGGGCAGTTCGGCAGTCAGCAAGCGAAGGATGCGGACGCGCTCCTGCTCGAAGTCCTCCCCGGTGCGCGGGTCGATGTCAACGTGCAGGTATTCAACGGCGGCAATATCCTCCTTCTTCGCCTTCGCCGTCAGCGGTCCCCGCGTGCGATTGACGTGGAAGTAGATGTTCTTGTTTTCGTTCTGGCGAATGGCCCACGCCTCCGCCTCCTTCGAGTCGGTGAAGGTGCGCGTTTCGGTTTTCCCGTCCGGGACGATGGACGTGAGAACGAACGGCCCGCCGGAGCGGTAGTTGTCGAGGAAGTCAGCAATCATACTGCGACCTCCTGAAACAGGTGGATGCCCCGGCGGTATCCGGCCTTGTTGTTGAACCAGCCGTTGTCGGTGGGATTGGCCTTGCCGCTCATGACCTCGTTGCAGTGGTCGAGCGTATGGCGGAACCAGAGCGCACGCGGCGAGGTATCGCGGGAGCGGGCGGCTTGCTTGGTCAGTTGGTCGAGTTCAACAAGAACGGAATCAACAAGGTGTTGATCGGCGTCCGCGTTGCACTCGGGTCCAGCGGGAAAGATGCGGTGCGGGTTAATGCGCAGCAACCACGCGACATACGCGGCGCGGCGGGCTTCGGTGGGCGCAGCTATTTGCGCTGTGAGGCTCGGTTTCATAGGTCCGTCTCCTCACTGATGCGCTTGCGCATCACGCCATTGCTCCAGCTCCGCCACAATCCAGATGGTTGTGCGCGCGCCGATCTTGCGTGGGCGTGGGAAGTCGGGGCGTTCCTTGAGCCAGCGCCAGAGCGTGGCATGGCTGATGCCCAAGAACTCAGCCGCTTGGGCTGGACGGAGTGATTTTGTTGATTGTGTCTGCATGGCAGCGGCTCCAATACGTCCGCGCTGCCGCCTGCCGAAAAACAAGAAGGGGAAGCGCGGAGCCGATAACAAACAGCTCGAACGCTTCCCCTTGGATGACTCGCACCAGAAACGGGTGAAGGTCGAGCCACCAGTGGCTCAACTCGTTCTCCATTTCTGTACGTCCGCGCCGGGGAACCGGCGGGATATGCGAAAGACTATAAGACTTTCAGGGCGTCTCGTCTAGCCTCGAAGGCTAAAATCTTCTTGTAGATCAACGGCTTCCTTTACTTTTTCGGGTGAAGATACGCGGCCCAATCGGCCATAAGTGCCTGACGCTTCTGGAAAAGACTGCCGCGCGCATAGGCGGCTTCGGCCTTGTCCTTGAGCTGGTGCGCAAGGGCGTGTTCGATGACTTCTCGGGAATGGTTAGTGATTTCCCCGGCCCAATCCCGGAAGGTCGAGCGGAACCCGTGCGGGGTGGCAACCTTCGGGTTGCCGTTCTTGTCGGTCTGTTTCGGGTCAATGTAGCCCCTGCGCCCCGCCTTCGTTTCGCTTTCGTGCATACGCTTGATGACTGCGGCCAACGTCATATCCGACAACTCGCCGCCACGGGATGCAGGGAATACAAGATTATTGTCCTCGAACACCGGCAGGGCCTTCAACAGGGCCACCGCGTCCGCTGTCAGCGGCACGGTGTGTTCCTTGCCCATCTTCATGCGGTCCGCCGGGATCGTCCAGACTCCGGCCTCAAGGTCGATTTCGTCCCACTTCGCCCCGCGTACCTCGCCGGAGCGGGCGGCGGTCAGAATGGTGAATTCCAGCGCCCGCGCGCCGGTCCCTTCCATCTTGCGAAGATGCGTCATGAATGCGGGAGCCTCTGAGAAGGGCAGCGCGGCATGGTTGCCGTTCTTCGCCACCTTCGACGGCTTGGGCAGCATCGCCTCAAGATTGCCTTTCCATCGTGCCGGGTTGGAGCCGTCGCGGTACTTACGAGCTGTGGCCCAGTCCAGCACGGCCTCGATGCGACCGCGTAGCCGGTCGGCAGTCTCAGTTTTCACCTTCCAGATCGGTTCGAGCACTTCCAAGACGTGCGGCGTGTCGATGTCGCGCACCTGTAGTTTGGCGAGGGTCGGGAAAGCGTAGGTGGTCAGCGTGTTGGTCCACTGCTGGGCGTGCTTCGCGTTCTTCCACTCCGGAGACTTCGCCTCAATGCACAGCCGCGCGGCCTCCTCGAAGGTGATCTCAGTCGCCCGGCTCGCCAACAGCGCGGAGCGCGCGGCCTTGCGCTCCGCTATCGGGTCGATGCCTTGGGCGATCTTCTCCCGGACCTCGCGCGCCTTGTCCCGGGCCTGCTGTAGCGTCACCGCCGGATACCCGCCCAAGCCGACCTCGCTGCGGCGCTGCTTGCCGCTCGCGGTCGCCCCGATAGTGACCCGCAGCAGCCAGGTCTTTCCTCCGCCGGGGAGAACTTGAAGATGGAGCCCAGGCACGCCGCCCACGGCGTGCATTCCCGGTTGTGAGAGGCGTTTCACCTCCAACGCTGATAGTTCTTTCGCTACTCTTGGCATAATCGCACCCGCCTATAAACCCGCCTAAGATTATACGATCTTACGCGATAAGTCGAGACCATCCGAGACGATCAGTGCGGAGAAAGTCTTGTATTACAAGGGGTTGCTGGCAAGAGGGCGACGTTACGCGATGCCGCGAGACGCTAAGATGGGGGACTGCACCGGTTCCTGCGCCCCGGGGATTTCTCCATCCAGTGCCTGGGGAGCGATGACCGTCTTGCGGCCGCGCATGCGCCGGATCAGCATCGGGATATGGATCTGCAGGTTG